TGGTTCGCTTGAGCCTGTGCCTGACCCGCTAAAAGTATGGGCGAGGAATCAACCCTCATTAAGCCCGCCTGAACTGTATCTCCGATTGCCATAATATTAAAATAGTTTGTATCCGCCCGTCAGCATGGTGTTTCCACTGTCACCTCGATATGTTTGTGTTCCCCCGCCAAAATTTTGATTCTGTAAGATATTAGATTGTCCCAGCTAACCGCCTCCGAACATTCCGCCAGCTAATGAACCCAACCCACTTAGTAATCCACCAGCCGCCGAACCGGCCGCCTTTTCCCGAGCGGCATAAGTGTTAGCATTGTAATTCGCTCGGTTCGCATACTCTTGCATTCCGATATTTACTCCGGCATCGGGATTAATTCGGGTTACCTGTTCCTGTGGGATTCCGAAAAGAGCGGATCTTTCGTTAAACCCTTGCTGGGCGAAGTTCTGTCCACCTCTGAGCATAGCCAATGGATCGACTGAGGTTGCCTGGTTACCTCGCATTGCATACCCGCCAAACTTCATCGCATCGTCTCGACTTTCGCCTATGATCTTTCTTAAATAATCTTCTCGGCTCATCGCCTCAGCGGCAATGCCCGCATTATCCATCTCTCTGCCCCGTGCGACTAATCCTTCACGAGCGGACTGAGTGGCTCGCCGTCTCATTTCAGGCGATAGGTCAGTCATTTGTGCCTCATTGAATGCCTGTTCCGCAAGCTGATTAGCCTGTTCTGTACGAGCTTGCATAAGGGGGTCGGATGCCCGATATGCCTGGTTCATGTCCGCACCGAAGCGGTTCATCATACTGATATCCGATCCAGCCTGTCTTTCCGCTAGTCTAGCCCCAAAATCCTGTCCCCTGAGTGCAGATGTCTCGGCTAGGCTTGCTAATGGGTCAGCGGCTCGCTGGGCGAGGCCCATCTGTAAATCCTGGTATTGTGGATCGTACTGTTGTCGGACATTTAAAAGTTGGTCCTGAAGTCCTGAGTCTGCCATTGCAGATACATAATTTTTAGCTGAACTTCCGACATTAAATTCGGGTAAGGGGGGTGGCTCTTTTCCTCCGCCAAACAATTTATTGAGAAAGAATGACGGGACACCTGAACTGTTTACTGGCTCACCCGCCCCACCGGCATCTCTGAGCATTTCAGCCTCATCCTCGTTAATGTATGCCAAGCCCTCACCCTGTGGGGCGGCCATATTAAGGAGAGTTGCCGCCTGTTTGAGCGGATCTTCGGGGGCGTAGGATTTTATACCCGACTTTGTCATTTGCCCGCTCGCTCCGGACATTTTAAGTATTTCTTTCTCGGCTGGGTTAATCATAGCTAACTCTTCGTTTTCTTGGTTTTCAGAATCGTAACGCCTCATGGCCTCATCGAATCCCTGGTCTTTTACAGATTTGGAAGTAAAGAGAATCCCATCCGAAGTTACTGATCTCCCTTGGTCATCTGTCCATGACTTTGCCGCTCCGCCCCGAGCAATTCGCTCAAGTAGGCCATAGTCATCGTAGTCTGTGTAAAGTGGTACGAAATCCCAAATATTCATATCTTTAAGTCTTTATTATGTAATTTAAAATGATGGTCGGCTGGACATTGTTGTGTGCAGTCCCTCCCCCTGAATCGGAAGTTGTGGCTGTGTTTGGCGTGTCTGTGGTACGAAAGAAATGATACGAGGAAGCCCCGCCATCGTTTCCATTTGCCATAATTTTTTGATCAGCGGCATTTAAATACGCTGTACCTGTCCCCCCATAATTCGCTCCAAAGTGGCTGTGCGAAGCGAGTTGGCTAGTCGTTAGCGTTTGACCTTCCTCACCCCCTGTGCCGCCTAGAGTGTCCCCATCGACTCCACCCGTCTGACCGGTTAATCGATTAGCAGAAGAACCTCCCATATCATCCTGACCAGCAATTACTCGGCCTCGAAGATCGGGGATATTAAAAGTCGATGAACCATCGCCCGCTCCGTAAGTTGTACCAACTAAAGCGAATAAAGCTGAATAAGTTGTCCTTGAAATTGCCGCACCATCACAGAGGAGGTAACCAGTCGGAGCAGATGAACCCGCATATGGCATGAGCGAACCGCTCGGCATAAGGACACTAACAGCACCCGCATCGAGCTTGGCTGAGGTTACTGCTCCGTCCTGAATCTTTGCAGTGATAACAGAGTCCGTGGCGAGCTGAGTTGATGTAATCCCGAGGTCTTTTACTTTCAGCTTGCTCGAGGCGAGTGTTAAAGTTGAATCGTCTGTAGTCGCACTTGCCGAGGTGAATGTTGCCTGATTTGCAATGTCGTTAAGTTTGGAGGCCGTTACCTGATCTCCACTCGAAAATGTCTGTCCCGTTGTTAAAACTCCCATGATTTATTCTCCTTATGAAATACTTGTTGTTGAACGATCCGTTATTCGTGCATCTATTTTGGCGGCTCGAAGATAGGGTCTACCCTCTGTTGGTTGAAAGTCTGCCTGAATACCGAAGCCTCTTTTTCTGATCCCCAGTCTGATCGATGAGTCTTCATTGGCCGGTAAGGTTGAACCTATTAAAGAAGAGACTAAAGTGGACGAAGTGGTTGAATCGGGGTCTTCCGTTATAAAACTGATGTTACCATCCGTAATCGTTTCCTCACCGCTCTTAATATGAAACTCTGCACGGCTGAACATTTTGCGATCCAATTGGTCGGCATCGTATTGGCGAGTGGTGACCCGTGAGACTACTTTAATAGTTTTATTTTCTGCTTGGCCGGCAGTCAGCGATACCACATCACCGCCCTCAACTGCATCGACTTTGTGAATCCCACCTTCTTCCGTGGATACATATAAAGCATTCTGAGCGCCTTCCCGACCGACTAATAATTCACGAATCGCAAACTCGGTTGAATTAACTGTGTCAATACTTTCAAACCCACCATTAATAAAATTGTAAACAATTATTGTATTCAATTTTGTGGCATCCCCAGCACTGACTGAAGAGTTAATTGGCAATGCAATCCAATACCGATTGTTGAAATAAACTGCACAAGATAAGTGAGCATATTCTTGATTAATTCGGTCGATATAAGGCTGGATGGTTTCGGAAATTGGTGTGCCTGTTCCCCGCAAATTATATTCATCAAGGAACTCCACAGAATATATTCCTTGGTCGGATAAAAACATTATCTGATTGGCTACCTGGACTACAGTCTTTCTCGCCGAGCATCCGATTTCAGTTGTAACCACATTGGTTGAAACATCAGCAAGAGATCCACTTATTCCTGTCATTAGGTGGATCGATTTTCTGTTGAAGATTACCAGGCTGTCCTTGGTAAATGGAGTAAGCTGAACTGTGAAATCACTTTGCCCCGCAGTCGGTCTGAACTGATTTCCGATTACATCGAATGTATTGAAATCCATTATGTCAGAACTTACTATCTCATCCCGTATACCTCGGTCCGTTGGAGTAGTGGCAGAGGTGTACCAATAAGGAAGCCACAGCCTTCTTTCATGTACAACGCCCCAAGGTGCGGCGGGTTGGTGGATAAATCCTTTACCGATTGCTAGTGGTTTATTAACTGTTAAAGTTTTAGACTGCCCAACTGAAACATTGGCAACTTCTAAGTTAAATGTAAATTGATTGGCTGTTGGCGCTCCTGTAACTCTGACTTTTTGGTTAGCGAACAGGTCGAATGGGCTTGTGCCGGACTGAATAGTTAAGTTATCCCCGACCGACAGGCCGTGCGTACTGGGTGAAATATCCATCGTCACCACTCCATCCTGTGCGACTGCGGTAGTATCGGTAAGATAAACCGGTGCGGTGTATGTCCCGTTTGCAACTTTTGTAAAATCGTCAAAGTATTCCACTTTCGCACCCGAGACATTGAAAGTAGCAGTTTGGGCGACTTCTTTTCTTACCTTAAAACTCGTTGGAGAAACCACAGTCTCAATCTGATAGCAATCATTTGGATTCTCCGTATAATTTCCAAATCCGCTAAGAGTCACAAAATCATTTACCACTCGGCCATGTGACGATGAGGTATTCACTGTTATTAAATTTCCAGTCTGAGAGGCAGAAGATACTTCGATCAGATTAACTTTTGGGGATGCCTCGAGGGTTGTCTGATTAGTCCGAAAGATAAACATCTTACCGAGTCCCTGAGTCAGGTTAACAGGTCCATCCACGGACTCCCCACCCCCGTCATACCGGCATTTAAAAAGAGCGGAGTCCTTCAAACGGAAGATTATACAGACTGTATCTGTTGCTGTTAGAATATAATCATCGGAATCGGATGCCGCATCAGAGAATACTGCTGATCCGAATACCTCGTTTACTCCATCATCATTAAGGGTAAAGTTCAAAGTGGTCGAGATTGCAGTTCCAGCAGAAACCACGGATGTGTTCCCTACTCCTTCACCGTTAATACTAAATACAGTATCACTACCGGCGTTCGCATAGGTAATTGTTTTAGTCGTAAAATTTACCGAGGTTAAAGTCTGTGTCCCGTTTGCCGAAGAGTCCAAGTCGGCCACATGAATATTTTCTCCTGGTATAAAAGAAAGAGATGGCGTTTCATTCAGAACGATGGTTACCACTCCGCTGTTTCGCTGGGCACTTTGAATGGTGTAGGGCAAGCGGATCGCATTAGCCCCCGATGTGATTGATCCGAATAAAGTCGATAACCCTTTTCGAGTTTGCCAAGTCCCGTCTTCATTCATTCGGCCATTCTTCGACAGGGCAACCTCACCGGGCTTTAGCTGATTGGGGCGAAGTCGGGCATTCATTCGCAGAAAGAAGGTGTCTCCTTCAGTTACGAATTTATCATCGAGTTTACCATATGACCGGTATCTGCTCACTTCTTTTTTACCTCCTGGTAAATTTTAACCGCCATGTAAATGATAGTCATTCCACCGGCAATTATTCCGATAATTTCATGGTATGAACCGCTGATACTGGCAAGCGATCCGCCGAATCCCGCTAGTGCAGTCCGGTCCATTAGAATAGACAGTCGAGGATTACAATGCCGATGATTAAGCCAACGAATATGGTTATCATTTTGCCTTTTTGGGAGAGCGATAAAAACTTATCTTTTAGCAGTTCAATATTTTTCATTTCTTGGAGGAGGCTTGACGGGAAATGGTGGGCGAGTTGCATTCTTCAATGCTTCAGTTTTCGAGCAATTTCTTGCAGTTCGTTTAGCCACAAAAATTGGGATCGTTAAGTAGCAACCAAGTAAAACGGCGGCCACTGAAAGTATCTTTTTTATTGTCGAGGTGAATGCCTCAAAGCCCGTCTGATGCTCGGCCATTCCTTGTGCGACAAGGGCAGATACATCTCCGTGACTTAATGCTTCGATTGTTTCTTCTGCCTCGATTAAAGCATCTTTGTTTTTTAGTGCTTCTCCAGCAAGTACACCCGCACCCGCACCCAACGCCGCAGTGCCTGGCCCGCCTAAACTTCCCGCACCGCCTCCGACAATTCCTCCAAGTGTTGGGTAAACAGATCGAAGACTGCATCCTGTCAGGCATATCGCCAATACTATTATGGCAGTATAAATCATACAGGGTCAGGTGAAGTCCACTCGTCAGTAGCTAATATAGCTAATATTTCAGAGTGGGTGTACTCGGTCTTACCTTCCAAAAAGCTAGGCGTATCGCCTTCGTACTTGAGTAGGAACTTACTGCCGTCTACTGAGTATCTCAAGGAATCTATTGAGGTTTCTAACACTTGATTGAAGTCTACAGAACTTATCTCCGCAGTGTCTAATATAACATATTTTTTCATTATGGGTGGACTGTTGAAGAGTAAGTTATTCCGTTAGGTGCTACTGCGTTGTTTGAACCAAACGAGTCGTTCGTGTTGTCCTCAAATCGGTACAATGAAATAAGTTTACTCCTATTGTAATTACCATTGTAAACTCCTGTCATTTCCGTAGCGGTAAGCTCAGTGTTAAAAATAGCTACGTCGTCTTGAAGAGTGCCCGATGGGTTATACTTATTTATAGTAGTGTTGTATAGCAATCCGCCAATTACTAATTGATAGCCTCCATTATTGTACGCTGAGTAAGAACCGCTACTAATATTTGAAGTGCTAGTCTCTAAGTTTCCGTTCAGATATAACTTAATACCTGTGTAAGATTTTGAACCATCGTAAGTACAACCGACATGATACCATGTAGAACCGCTTGCTACCGTACTGTCGATACCGATCCAATTGTTTGATGAGTCACGAATTTGTAGCTCAAACTTACTTGTGCCATTATTGATCGAAAACAACACTCCTATACCTGAACCGCTGGGGTCAGCTTGAGTGATAAATCTAGTACCATCTCCACTTGTTGGCGAACTAGCAGTGCGTATCCATGTTGACATACTAAATGGGCTATCGTTAGTGCCGTCACCAAATGTAAAGACACCACTGTTAGCTACTGTTAATAGATCGTCAGTACCATCAGGTGCAAAGCTCTTCGTATTCGCTCCGAAGTTTATACCATCATTGTTATACCCTCTCCAATTAGAACCGTCCCAAAGGATAACATTCTTAGTGTCTGTTTCAAATAATACATCGCCATTCGCTGGAGAACCAGGGCGTGTGCTTGATGTGCAAGTGCTGAATGTACTCATAATGTTTTTAAATTTACGGAGTTGTAGCTGTATAATCAGCAGTTCCTTGAATAGTAAGTGAGTTACTGTTAGCCGAAGAATCAGAAATGGTTGACCCTGTACCAGCATCCATTGTCCAATATCCTACCAAGTTACTCGAATTAGTGTAGTCACCTAAATTACTTGTGACATTAATCGGATTACCAAAGTTATAAACCTGACTTAATGTAGCATCACTTAAAGCTGTGTTCCATA